CGAGGAGCCGGAAGAGGAGCCTGAGGAGAAGAGCATCCGAGAGGTGCGGTCTCTGCGGTCGGCGCAGGCACGTCACCGGATAGCCGGGAGCTTCGTGCGTCTGTTTGCTGATGCGACCTCGCGGGTACTGAGCAAAGAGATTCGGGAACTGAAAAAGGGCATGGAGAAGTACCTCGGTACACGGACCCTCGAGGAGTTCGACCTGTTTCTTGATGAGATGTACCGGGACTTCCCTGAGTACATCCGCAAGCAGATGACGCCGGTGTATCGGTCTCTCGCGGAAGCGGTGAAGGGCGAGCTCGCCGACGAGATAGGGATCGACGGCGGGCTGGTGTCTGAGAACGAGGAGTTCATTCGGTCGTTCGTGACCATCTTCCTTGAGCGGCACATCGGGACGAGCAGGAAAGAGCTACGGACAGCAATCGAGCGGTCGGTTGAGGTAGGCGTTGACGCGGTGGACGAGTTGAGCAAGAAGCTCGACTACTGGGAGACGGCGCGACCCTCACGGACGGCGAACAACGAGACGGTCAGGGGGAGCAACGCCTTTGCAAAGTCGGTGTACATCCTGGCCGGTGTGACGCACCTCCGATGGGTGGCACTAGGATCCAAGGTCTGCCCGTACTGCCAACAGTTGAACGGCTCGGTAGTCGGGGTAGAGCAGACCTACGTGATGCCCGGGGACGTGCTTGACGCTGCCCCGGCTGAGATGAACGTACAGTCAAACATAGGACACCCACCGCTTCACACGGGCTGTGTCTGTCAGATAGTCGCGGGGTAACACACTCGGCACGCCTTTGAGCGCAACTTGTCGGGTATTTCGGGCGACCTTCGGGTCGCCTTTTTCAATGGGGGAACGATGAAGGAAGACAGAGAACGGTTGACGTTTCCGATGGAGCTTCGGGTCCAGAAGAACGGAGAGAAGCGCCGGATAGTCGGTCACGCCGCGGTGTTCGGTCAGTGGTCGGAAGACCTGGGCGGGTTCCGCGAGAAGGTAGCGGCGGGGGCGTTCAAGAAGACGCTCAAGGAAGCCGATGTCCGCGCCCTCTGGAATCATGACCCCAACTTCGTCCTGGGGAGAAACAAGGCCGGAACGCTCGAGCTGTCAGAGGACGACACGGGCCTTGCGGTGGACATCGACCCTCCCGACGTGCAGTGGGCGCGAGACCTCATGGTGTCGATGGAGCGCGGGGACGTGACACAGATGTCCTTCGGGTTTCGCACCGTGAAGGACGCATGGAATGAGGAAGACAAGCAGCAGATCGAACGAGAGTTGCTTGAGGTAGAGCTATTTGATGTCTCGCCGGTGACGTATCCGGCATACCCGCAGACCAGTGTGTCTGCGCGGGACCACGTTAGGAGTCTCCAGGGAGAGCCGGTCGACGCTGACCACTCTCCTGAGGCCGACGAGCCGGACAACGCCGTCCACTCGTCACCGCTCAAGCGGCTGCTTCGGGAACACCAACTACGTGAGATCGAAATTGAAACAGAGGAGTTGCAGTCATGACGTTGACTGAAATCCTCGGCAAGCGAGCTGCGTTGGTCAAAGAAGGCCGGGCGCTGCTTGACAAGGCCGAGACGGAAAGCCGCGAGTTCACCGCGGAAGAGGATGCGCAGTACGAACGCATCATGGCGGACGTGGACAAGATGAGGGCCGAGGTTGACAAGGCCAAACGAGAAGAGCGACAGGCGAAGCTCGACGGGGTGGAAGAGGAGCTGGAAAGGTCCATCGATGAGCCGATCAAGCCCGAGCCCGAGAGTCGTGAGGCGGTTAATTCCGAGGAGTATCGCAAGGCATTTTCTGGGTATCTGGGTGCCATCGACCGCGGGAGTGAATCCGCGGCGCTTGCGGAACTGCGAGCCCTCCAGATGGATTCGGACATCGCCGGTGGCTACACCGTAGCACCGCAGCAGTTCATCGCGAAGCTCATCCAGGCCGCTGATGACATGGTGTTCGTGCGACAGCTTGCTACCAAGTTCCAGGTGCCGAAGGCTGAGAGCATGGGCGCTCCTGCCCTGGACAACGACCCGGCAGACCCGACGTGGACGGCTGAGATTCTGACGGGCGACGAAGACTCAACCATGAGTTTCGGCAAGCGTGAGCTGTATCCGCACCCCCTGGCGCAGCGGATCAAGCTGTCCAAGAAGTTGGTCAGAGCGAGCGCGTTGCCCATCGAAGACATCGTGCGACAGCGGTTGACCTACAAGACCTCGGTGGTTGAGGAGAACGCTTTCCTCAACGGTGACGGGGCCAACGAGCCCATGGGCGTGTTTGTCGCCGGGACGGATCACGGGATCACCACCGGTCGGGATGTGAGCACCGGCAACACCGCCACGGCTATCGGGACGGATGGGTTGATTGAGGCCAAGTATTCTCTCAAGGGGAACTACTGGAAATCCTGTCGATGGATCTTCCACCGGGACGCGCTCAAGAACATCCGCAAACTCAAGGACGGTGAGGGTCAGTATGTATGGTCTCCTGGGATCGTAGCTGACGCCAACGACACCATTCTACAGCGTCCGGTCATCATGTCCGAGTACGCTCCCAACACGTTTACCACGGGACTCTACGTGGGAATCCTAGGCGACTTCTCCTACTACTGGATTGCTGACGCCCTGGACATGCAGATTCAGGTACTCGTGGAACTCTACGCTGCGACCAACCAGAACGGCTACATCCTCCGCAAGGAGACTGATGGAATGCCCGTGTTGGAAGAAGCGTTTGCCCGAGTGGCCCTGGCGTAGGGAGGAGGAGAAACATGGACGGTAACCTACTCAAATATTGTGAGTTTCAGAACGTCTACACCGACACCACGGGGACTTCCCTGGCAACCGGAACGACCAGTCTTTCCATCGTAGACATGCAGGGCTGGGACGGGCTGTGCTACATCGGAACCCTGGGCAGTTCGGACGCGACCGCGAAAACGGCAGGGATCATACCCTATCACGGCGACAGCTCCGGCACGTTCTATGCGTGTGCTACGGAGTACCGGGCATACGCGGTGACCACGACTGTCTCGGTAGGGCAGCTCGTTGTGGTAGACATCAACAAGCCGACCAAGCGTTGGCACAGCGTCTATGCGTACCGAGCCACTGAGGGCGGACGCATCAGCATCATGGCTGTGAAGTACAAGGGACGCAAGTTCCCCATCAGCCAGAGCACTGCGAGCAACACCGGTGTGGCGGCGAACGTACTTGCCGTGTCACCGACGAGTTAGACAGGGACGGGGGGCTTCGGCCCCCCAGCCATAAGGAGTAACAAATGGCTGACGCAACGTATGGCCCCCTCGTCTACATGACCGCAGGCGGTGACGAGCAGGTGGTAGCGAGCGGCGGGGCAATCACCGTCGAGAGTGGGGGGAACATCGTGTTCCCCGCGAGTGGTGCGACTTCGAGTGCGAGCGGATCTACCACGCTGACTGAGTTTGCAGCGAACGGGGTGTCCTTCATTACCTCTTCGGGTGATGAGAGGAAGTTCTCTATCGCGGCTCCGTCTGCTGGTGCGCAAAAGTGGATATTCGCCACCGCCGGTTCGACCGGGATGGTGCAGTACGTCTCCGCGGGTTCGGGGGTTGGTTTCCTGACGACGGGGGCTGACTCGACTGCCCACATGCTTGTGCGCGAGGGGACGACTTCGGGCGCACTGGCCGGGTACGTGCATTTGGTCGGCAAGAGTACGTCTCGGTGGGTTGTGATGGAGAAGAGCCCGAGTTCAAGCTGGGTGGTGGTATCAACGTCATCGTAGACGAAGCAAGGGGAGGATAGATGGCAGAGACCAAGAAGGGGGCCACGAGGCCCCCGGTTTCCAAGGCAAAGTCGGTTGTCAAGAAGAAGCCGGTTGTTGTGGCTGAGGAGAAGGCAGCGCCCGAAGAGCGGGAGTTGATTGTCGGCAACAAGAAGAAGATTTGTATCGTCGGGTTCGCGCCCGGGCGAGAGAATGCACCGTATGATGATCCAGAGTTCGAGTTCTGGGGTGTCAACGAGATGTACCTCTCGCCGGAGGTCAAGAAGATTGACGTGCTCTTCGAGCTCCACGATTACCAGTGGATTAAGGAGGGGAAGCGGCACAAGGACCACCTGAAGTGGTTGCAGGATCAACGGAAGATACCCCTCATGATGCAGGAGCACTTCGAGGATATCCCGAACTCGATTCCGTACCCACGGGAGTTGATGGAGGACACCTACGGGTCGTACTTCACCAACACGATCTCATGGGAGATCGCTCTTGCCATGCACATGGACCATGTGGAGGAGATCCACATCCATGGTGTCAACATGGCGACGGATCTTGAGTACCAGTCTCAGAGACCGAGCTGCGAGTACTACATCGGCATGGCGCGGGGCAAGGGTAAGGTGGTGTATCTGCCGCCCGAGTCTGACCTTCTGAAGTGTTTCTATCAGTACGGATTCGAGGACGGTGAGCTTTCCGTGATGTCACAGCGGCTCAAGCGGATGGCAGAGGAGCAGGGCGCGAAGAGGCAACATCATGACGTGCAGGTCAACGGGAATCTGATTGAACGGAGCAGGGCGGAGGGCGCTCAGGGTGCATTCGAGCAAGTGTTGAAAGCCTTTGTCTACCCGCACCAGAGTTGGGAGACCGCGAAGAACGAGGAAGCGGATGCCTGACGTGATCGAGCGCGAGAAGGATAAAGTCTGCATCATGGGGTTCGCCGAGTCGCGGGTAGACGCGCCCTTCGATGATGATTCCTACGAGTTCTGGGGCGTCAACGAGATGTGGGCGGATCCGAAGGTGTTGCGGTGTGACCTGCTCTTCGAGCTGCACGACCACAAGTGGTTGGTAGAGGGAAAGCGGATCAAGGGACACATCGAGTGGCTACGGGAGAACAAGGAAGTGCCGGTGTTCATGCAGGAGCACTTCGATGACATACCGATGTCCGTCGAGTATCCCAAGGACGAGATTGTAGAGCGGTTCGGGTCGTATTTCACCAACACGATCAGTTGGGAAATCGCCCTGGCGATACATTTGGGGTTCAAGGAAATCCGTATCTACGGTGTGGACATGGCGAACGAGGTTGAGTATGCGAGCCAGCGTCCGAGCTGTGAATACTTCATAGGGTTGGCTCGGGGTCTGGGAATCGAGGTGTATGTCCCAC